AGAAACCGGCGAAGCGCCCGACTGGCAACGGCTCTATGAACGCCGCGAGGACTGGCAGATCGGCACCGTGCCGAGTGGTGGTTTGTTCCTGACCGCTGGCGCCGACGTCCAGAAGGACCGGATCGAGGTCTCAGTATGGGCCTGGGGACGGGGACTGACCAGCTGGTTCGTCGATCATATCGTCATCGATGGCGGTCCCGAGCATGCCGAGACTTGGAGCCAACTCTCAGGCCTGCTCGACAGGACGTGGCCGCATGCCCATGGCGCGCGGCTCGGTCTAGCGAAACTCGGCATCGATAGCGGCTACGAATCAGCGGCCGTCTATGCCTGGGCACGATCGGCAGGCCATGCGCAGGTCGCACCCGTGAAGGGTGTCGAAGGCTTCAACCGGGCGGCACCCGTCGTTGGTCCGAGTTTCGTCGATGTCACGGAAGCCGGCCGCAAGCTGCGGCGCGGCGCCCGTCTCTGGACGGTCGCCGTGGCGACGTTCAAAAGCGAGACCTATCGGCATCTGCGGCTCATGCGCCCGACCGACGAGGAAATCGCCGAGGGGTCGCAGTATCCGGCGGGCTTCGTGCATCTGCCGCGCGGGCTCGAAGCGGAGTGGGTGAAGCAGCTCGTCGCCGAGCAAGTCGTGAGCGTGAAGACCCGTCGGGGATTCCAGCGGCTCGAATGGCAGAAGCTTCGCGAACGCAACGAGGTCCTCGACTGCCGGGTTTACGCCCGGGCGGCCGCCTGGATCGCGGGCGCGGATCGATGGACCGATGAGAAATGGCGCGATCTGGAAGATCAGGTCGGACCCGCGCCTGAAGGAATCGTCGATGTGAAACCCGATGCGTCGATCACAGCCGGTGTGCTGGCGCGTGTTCCCGTTGCCGGTGGCAAACGTCGATCCGACTGGCTCTCGGGCGTGGATAAAGGATGGTTGCGATGAGCTGGACCAACGCGGAACTCGATGCGCTGCGACGTGCCTACGCGTCTGGCACATTGCGGGTCAGCTACGACGGCAAGACAGTCGAATACGGCTCCGCCGCCGACCTATTGTCGCGGATCCGCACGATCGAGCGTGAAATCACTGGGGGTGCCGAAAACCGTCCCCCCGTCGCCGGTTTCGCCGGGTTCTCGCGCGGGGAGCGCTGATGCGCCGCGTCACCTGGCTTGACCGGGCGATCGGATCGGTCGCACCCCGGGCGGCACTTCGCCGTGTGCAGGCGCGAGAGAGCTTCGATGCTTTGGCGCGCGGCTATGACGGCGCTGCCAAGGGACGGCGAACCGATGGCTGGCGCGCGGCCGGATCATCGGCCGACAGCGAGATTGCCGTCGCTGGCGGGCTGCTCCGCGATCGCATGCGTGATTTGGTGCGCAACAATCCGCACGCCGCCAAGGCGGTGTCGGTTTTGGTCAACAACATCATCGGCTCCGGCATCATCGCCCGTGCCGCCAGCGGAAACGACAAACTCGACACGCAGGTCAATGCGCTCTGGGAGGCATGGTCGGCGCGCTGCGATGCCGACGGCCAGCTCGACTTTCTCGGTCTGCAAACCTTGGCCTGTCGGCAGATGATCGAAGCAGGCGAAGTGCTGCTGCGTCGCCGCCCGCGTCGCGCGAATGACGGACTGGACGTGCCGCTGCAGCTGCAGTTGCTCGAAGCCGACATGCTCGATGCCGGGCGCAATGGCGATCTCGCGGATGGTGGTCGTGTCGTCCAGGGGATCGAGTTCTCAAGCCTCGGACAGCGGCGTGCCTTCTGGCTGTTCGCGCAGCACCCGGGCGACAGCGTGGTCACGACGCGGCGGCGTCTCGACAGTCTTGCGATCCCGGCTGCCGACATCGTGCATCTATATGAGAAGCAGCGCATGCAGGTACGCGGCGTGCCGTGGGGCACGCCGGTCATGCGCGCACTGCGCGATCTCGACGACTGGACGCAAGCCGAGCTGGTTCGCAAGAAGACCGAAGCCTGCGTGGTCGGCATCGTGCTTGGCGCCGATGAGGCCGAGCAGGGAATAGCACCGTCCGTGGTGGACGCCGACGGCAACCGGGTCGAACAGTTCGAACCGGGCCTCATCGCCTATGCGCGCGGCGGCAAGGATATCCGCTTCAATCAGCCGGCAACGACGGCCGGTGTGGCGGAGTGGCTGCGCGCCCAGCTGCACATCGTGGCGGCGGGTTTCCGGATGCCCTACGAGCTGCTGACCGGCGATCTCAGTCAGGTCAATTACTCGTCGATCCGTGCCGGGCTTGTCGAGTTTCGCCGCCTGATCGATGCGGTCCAGTGGCAGATCGTCATCCCGATGCTCTGCCAGCCCACTTGGGACTGGTTCACCGAGCAGGCCTGGGCGGCTGGCAAGCTCCCGCAGCCGCGCATCCCGGTCGAATGGTCGCCGCCGCGTTTTGAGGCGGTCGATCCGTTGAAGGACGCCATGGCCGACCTTCTGGCGATGCGGTCCGGCACCATGACGTTGGCACAAGCCATCGCCCGGCAGGGTCACAATCCCGATGCGGTGCTGGCCGAGATCGCGGCGATGAACGCCAAGATCGATGCGCTCGGACTGATTTTCGACAGCGACCCGCGCCGGGTCACCAAGACCGGCGTGATGCAGCCCGATCCAGGGCTCACCTCTACGTAAGGACGACAACATGCATGGCACGATCGAACTGCCGGCGATGCGCCGCGCAGCCGACCTATTGCCGGCCACGCTCGACGAGCAGGATCGCTCGATCGAGGTGGTCTGGTCGACGGGCGCAAGGGTCCGGCGGCAGCCGCTATTCGGCGAGCCGTTCGACGAAGAACTCAGCATGGACCCGAGCAGCGTGCGGCTCGAACGGCTCAATGCCGGGGGGCCGCTGCTCAAGGTCCATGATCTCCGCACGCTCGACAGCGTCATCGGCTCCGTCGTGCCGGGGACTGCCAGGATCGATAGCGGTCGGGGCATTGCCCGGGTCCGCTTCAGCGAGCGCGACGATGTCGAGCCGATCTGGGCCGATGTGCGGGCGGGCCATCTGCGCGCCGTCTCCATTGGCTATCAGGTCCATCGCTTCGAGGTCAGCCGACCCGCCAATGCGCCGGAGGTCTGGCGCGCGGTCGACTGGACACCTTTCGAGATTTCCGCGGTCCCGGTCGGGGCCGATCCGGCGGCCGGCTTCCGTTCGGTTGACCCGCTGATCCCCTGCGTCGTGGACCGGGACGACGCTTCCCAACAGATGAGGACTTCCATGGAAGAGACCAATGTGACCCCCACGCCGGCGCAGGCTACGCCCGAGCCGATCACCCGTGCGGCCGATCCCCAGCCCGATACGCAGGCGCTTATCGCCAATGCCCAGACGGCCGAGCGCGCGCGGGTCGGCACCATCTACGATCTCGCAAGCCGCCTCGGTCTGGAGCGCAGCCTTGCCGAAGATCTGGTCGGTCGCGGGGTCGCCATCGACGAAGCCCGCCGCGTCATTCTCGACAAGGTGGCGGACACCGCCGAGAAGACGCGGACCTTCCCGCATGTTTCGGTTCCGCTCGGCGGGCGTGACGAGCGGCTGACCCGTCGCGAGGCGGTCGCCAATGCGCTGCTGCATCGCTACAGCCCGACGCTGTTCGGCTTGAGCGATCACGCGCGCGAATATCGCGGCATGACGCTCTTGGAGTTGTCGCGGGAGTTTCTTGCCTCAGCTGGCGTCAATGTGCGCGGCATGTCGCGCGACGAAATCGCCACGCGAGCTTTGCACTCGACCTCGGACTTCCCCGAAGTGCTGGCCGCCGTCACCAACAAGACGCTGCGCCAGGCCTATGACGTCTATCCGCGCACCTTCGTGCCATTCTGCCGTCAGGTGCTCGCGACCGACTTCAAGGCGATGAACCGGGTCCAGCTGGGTGAGGCACCTCAGCTGCTGAAGGTGAGCGAGGGCGGCGAGTTCAAGCGCGGCACCATCTCGGAGTCGAAGGAGAGCTATCGCATCGAGACCTATGGCCGCGTGGTCGCCATCACGCGTCAGGTCCTGATCAACGATGATCTCGACGCCTTCACGCGCATTCCCGCGATGTACGGCACGGCGATCGCCACGCTCGAAAGCGACGTGGTCTGGGGCATCGTCACGGCCAACGCCGCCATGGCCGATGGCGTGGCGCTGTTCCACGCGACGCACAAGAATCTCGCCGGTACGGGTACTGCTCTCAGTG